ACTAAAAAGAAACATGCGAACTATGTTGAAGGAGCAGAAGCTGGAATGTTTTATAATACAGTCACTAAAAGATTGTATGATGGTGAGAAGGGTATAGAAATTATACCTTGCTACTATAAATTAACATTCCCTGAATGGGCACCTTTTGAGAGAAAAGAAGGTAGACCAATCAGTCCTGATAGAGGTCCAGAAATTTTAGCTAAAACTAAAAAGAACTCTTCAGGTAAAGATTGTTTAGATAATGGTAATGAAATTATCAAAACAGCTAATCATTTTGTAATCATTAATGGAGAAAAACCAGAGAAAGCTTTAATGGCTATGAAGTCTACTCAATTAAAAGTGAGTAGAAACTGGAACTCTTTAATGCAAGATCAATTTGAAACTGATCCTAAAACACAGAAGAATGTACCTGCTCCAATGTTTTCAAGAGTGTATAAACTACAGTCTGTCGAGAACACTGGAAGTTTTACTTGGCATGGATACAAAGTATCTTTGGCGAGAAAAGTGGATAATGCTAGCCTTTATCAAATGGCTAAAGATTTCCATAATTCTTTAAAAATAAGTAACGCTGCTGCTGAGAACAAAGAAGAATCTAATTACTAGATTCCTCTTTAAGAGGATAGGAGCAGTGAAGCGAGAGTGGAGCTGCTCCGACCCGGGATCATTATGGAACATGAATTTATAGAATTATTTAAAGGTTATGAGGGCGATTTTGGCATGGCGGACATGTCTAAGACAGAGCTCGATTCAGAAAAAAATAAAATAAAACCTAATTACGAATGGGCAGGAAGACCTGTCACATTAGACGACTACAAGAATCACTTACAAGGAAAAAAATCAATTGGAATTCAACCATGCAGAATAGATAAAACTGCACAGTTTGGTTGTATAGATATTGATCCACCAGATTATGGGTCCTTTAAAGTAGAAAATTATTTAGCACTATTTCAACAATATAAATTACCATTAGTACCTATTTTATCTAAGAGTGGGGGTTTACATTGTTATATTTTTTTAAAAGAACCTATTCCAACAGTTGATTTAATAGAAGCCTTAAAAGCTTTTCTGCTTCCATTAGGATTAAAACCAACTACTGAGGTTTTTCCTAAACAGAAAGAACTACAGAAAGATGATAAAGGAGACATAAAGCCAGGAAATTTTATTAATTTACCTTACTATAACAACGGACAATCTACACGATATGCTATAGATAAGAATAATTCTAAACTATCAGTAGAACAATTTATAAAATTTGCTAACGAGTCTAAAGTAGATAAAGAAACTTTAGATAAACTTGTAGAAGAAACTCACAGAAATATATTATTAGGAACTAATCCAGAATTTGACGACGGTCCACCGTGTCTAGCATTATGTTCTAGAACAAAATTAGATGATGGTAGAGACAGATTTATGTACAACTATATGGTCTTTGCTAAAAAGAAATACAAAGACAAATGGCCAGACCAGGTATCAGCAGCCAACTATAGTTATCTAGCTAATCCTTGGGATAAAGCAAAACTAGACTCAAAAATTAAGGCATGGAAGGGTGAGACAGCAGGGCATACTTGCTATGAAGATCCTATTAAAGACAAATGCATGCGTAGTCTTTGTTATAAAAGACCATTTGGAGTTAAGTCGGATAGTATTTCTGTATTTCCAGAGATTCAAGACTTTGAAATGATAGCGTATGCAGAACCTGAGTATAGATTCAATGTTATTATGCCTAACGATGACAAGATTCAAGTCATTATAAGTAATACAAAACTCATGACTACACAGAAAGAAGTATTAAATTTAATATGGCAACAGACTGGTGTGTATTTTGAACCATTAAAACCAAAAGATTTTAGAGCGAAATTAAATGAGTGGCGTAGAGGTGGACAAAAAATTACACCACCTAAAGGAACTCAAATAGAAGATAGACTAGAAGAAGAGTTGTACCAATACTGTGTGAATGGACCTCAGGCACAAGAGAGAAGACAGATACACAATGGTTCTTGCTTTACGGAAGAAGGCTATCATTACTTTAGATTTAATTCTTTTATCGAGCATCTAGGAACTGGGTGGAAAATTCCAGAAGAAAAAATTGCACAGAAACTAAAAGATAAATGCAATGTAGAGTTTGATCATTCTTTGAATGTTGAAGGCAAGACACTTAAAGTTTGTAAATTAAAACAACTTTATACTCCACAAATAGAACATAAACCTGTGCAAAGGAAAGGAACTAATTATTAATGAGATATAAAGTAGTAGGACCACCAGGCACCGGAAAGACTAGAAGACTTTTAAATGAAGTACACAAATACGTTAAGAATGGTACCCCACATGACAGAATAGGTTACTTTGCATTTACTCGTAAAGCTGCAGGCGAAGCTCGAGATAGATTCTTAGCTAAAAATTTAGACCTTACTAAAAAAGATATTAAATATTTTCAAACACTACACTCATTAGCTTTTAATAACCTAGGACTTAAGGAAGAAAACGTAATGCAGGAAGGTAATTACCAAGCAATTGGAGAAACCTGTGGCATTCAAATTAAATATGCGTCCTATGAAACAAATAATTTTAATGGAATCTTTTCTTCTAACAGTGAGTATCTAAGTCTAATTAATCTAGCTAGAGTAAGACAGATTACGGCTGAAGCACAATTTAATCGTAATGAACACCTTAGTTGGATTAGTAAAACAAAATTAATTGGAATAGAGAAAGAGATTAATAATTATAAAAGCGCGCATAATCTTATAGACTTTACTGACATGATTCAACAGTTTTTAGACAAAGGAACTACACCTAAATTTAAAGTTATTTTTGTTGATGAAGCTCAAGATCTTTCTTTAATTCAATGGGCTATGATTGATAAAATAGAAAGAGAAACAGAATGTGATGTATGGATTGCCGGCGATGACGACCAGGCTATCTTTGGATGGGCTGGAGCTGATGTAGATTCTTTTATTAACTGGGATTCACGAGAGATATTATTAGATAAATCTGAAAGAGTTCCTCAACTAATTCAACGAAAAGCTTTAGAAGTTATTTCAAGAATTTATCTTAATCGTTTACCTAAAGATTATCTTCCTAAAAATGAACTAGGAGTTATTGAAGAACGATTTAATATTAATGGAATTGATATGACTACCGGAGATTGGTTAATACTAGCTAGAACTAATTCTCTTTTAAAAGCAATTCCTGCATATTTAAAACGAAAAGGATTTTTCTTTCAAACTCATCAAGGAAATAGTATGGGCAAAACTTTATACGAAGACATTTTAAATTGGAAAAAGATGCAAAAAGGTGAATCTATTCCTGAAGTCTATCATCAAAGAATTTTAGAAAATATAAAAAGTAAAACAATTAATTTTCAAGGTGATTGGTATGAAGAATTTAATAATGTTTCTGTCTCTAAAAGAGATTACATGAGAGCTATGTTAGATAATGGGGAAAATTTATTAATGGACCCAAGAATAAAAGTTTCAACAATTCATGGAGCTAAAGGTGGAGAAGCACATAATGTAATTTTATATTTAAACCAAACGGCGAATACTATCAAAGGTGCAAAGAAATCGCAAGAAAAACAAGACGAAGAATTTAGAGTGTGGTATGTAGGAATTACACGAACAATTGAAAATTTATTTTTAATTAAATCAAAAAATAAACAGAAAGAGTTTAAGCTATGAGTGATCACATATATAAAAAGCAGGTAGGCGGGAGTCACTACAAATCTATGGTTATTCAACCATCAGAATTTATTAACAGAAATAATATTCCGTTTGCGGAAGGCAACGCAATAAAATATTTATGTCGTCACAAACAGAAAAATCAGAAAGAAGATTTATTAAAAGCAAAACATTATATTGACATGGCGATCGATAGAGATTATCCTGCAGAAGTGAAAGAGGAAAAAGATTTTTTAGAAGAAGCTGAAAAAGAAAAAAAAGAATTAGAGGAGTCTTACAAAGAATCAGTAAGACAAACTAATGAGCGTAAACAAAAAGAAAAAAATTCTTGGGGGATAGTTGAAAATGATTGAAGCACAAACAGAGTGGGTTAAGCCTACAGAATTTCCAGACTTAAGACAAGCAGACACAATTGCAATCGATTTAGAAACACATGATCCAGATTTAAAATCAATGGGATCAGGTTCTGTAACCGGTCAAGGTAAAGTTGTAGGTATCGCTGTAGCTGTTGATGGCTACTCAGGATACTTTCCTTTCGATCACGAGGGTGGTGGTAACCTTGAAAAAAGCAAGGTAATTCAATGGTTTAGGGACGTTTGTGAATCTCCCGCAGATAAAGTTTTTCACAATGCCATGTACGATGTGTGTTGGATTCGTGCGATGGGAATAAAAATAAATGGAAACATTTATGACACGATGATTGCAGCATCACTCGTTAATGAAAATAGATTTAGATTTGATTTAGGTTCGTTAGGTTGGGATTATGTTGGTCGCGGAAAAAATGAAACAGAATTAGTTGCTGCAGCAAAAGAATGGGGTGTCGATCCTAAAGCAGATATGTGGAAGTTACCAGCGATGTATGTCGGTAACTATGCGGAACGTGATGCAGAAATAACTTTAGCGTTATGGAGAGTCATGCAAAAAGAAATAAGCGACCAGGATCTAGGAGCTATCTTTGAATTAGAGACAGACTTATTTCCTTGCCTCGTCGATATGCGATTTTTAGGAGTTCGTGTAGACGTAGAAGGAGCTCACAAATTAAAAACCCAATTAGCTGAACAAGAAAAAGAATTATTACACAAGATAGAAAAAGAAACACAAGTAGATGTTCAAATATGGGCAGCACGCAGTATCGAGAAAGTTTTTCAAAAACTGTCCCTACCATATGAGCGAACCGAAAAAACAAATTCTCCATCATTTACTAAAAATTTTCTTTCATCACATGAACATCCGTTAGTGCAATGTATAGCAAAAGCTAGAGAAATAAACAAGGCACATACGACATTTATAGATACAATTATTAAATACGAACACAAAGGTAGAATCCATGCAGATATTAATCAAATTAGATCTGATAGTGGGGGAACTGTAACTGGACGATTCAGTTATTCTAATCCTAATCTACAACAAATTCCTGCGCGCAACAAAGACTTGGGTCCTTTGATCCGATCCCTCTTTATACCTGAGTCTGGTTGCGAGTGGGGGTGCTTTGACTACAATCAACAAGAGCCAAGACTTGTAGTTCATTATGCATCCCTTGATCAAGACGCAAGCGTCTTTAATGTTAAGAACGCATACAACGAAGGTGACGCAGACTTTCATACTATTGTTGCAAACATGGCGCAGATACCAAGAACACAAGCTAAAACAATTAACCTAGGATTATTTTATGGAATGGGTAAAGCAAAACTTCAAGCTGAACTAGGAGTCAGTAAAGAAAAAGCAGAAGAACTTTTTTCTATTTATCATAGTAGAGTTCCATTTGTTAAAACTCTAATGAAATCAGTGTCTAACAGAGCCCAACACAGAGGACAGATTAGAACTTTAGGTGGAAGATTATGTAGATTTCATCTGTGGGAACCAAATAGTTTTGGATTACATAAAGCATTACCATTTGAACAAGCAGTACAAGAACATGGTCCAGGTATTAGAAGAGCATATACTTACAAAGCATTAAACAAATTAATACAAGGATCTGCTGCGGACATGACTAAGAAGTCTATGTTAGAGTTATATAAAGAAAAAATTATTCCACATATACAGATTCATGATGAACTAGATATTTCTGTGGAAAGTGATAAACAAGCAAAACGTATAAAAGAAGTTATGGAATCAGCAGTTGACTTAGAGATACCAAACAAGGTAGACTACGAGTCCGGTAAAAACTGGGGTGACATACATTAACGGAGGAAACTATGATAAAAAAATATGTAGACCAAGTAATGATTTGGCAATTACATAACAGAAGAGAAATTGTCTGTTTTGTAGCTGGATTAGTTATAGGCGCAATTATATTCTAATGTGTTCTAATGGCTTATCTGAATGCAAACACACCTGTGATTTATGCACAGATCAGGAGAGAATATCTTTATGACCTTACCAGACATCATGGAGAGGTTGAAGATTGTATTATCTTCGGCATGGCATCGATTACAGGTCGTCCGATCCTGTTTCATGCAATTATGGAAAATGGGGCTGTATTTTATCGTTTGCCGATTTCGGCCTTCATCCAACGAGGATATAATATCAAAGAAGTTCCTGGGCGCAGACTTGACGAGCTGGAGCTTTGGAATTGTTTTAGTTATTATCCTGCTATTACTTCTTACGATATCTTAGACGGACAATCAGGAAAATATATAGGTAAAGATAAAAAATGGTATCATGGTGCATACCTTTTTACAGTTGACTGGGCACATCCAGAGAGTAATATAGTAGACACAGATCATTCTGAAATTCCACACGAACATAAGTGTGCACACATACTTGCACTAGACGACGGCAATTATGCGGCTCAGCCAAACAATAGATTAATATGGGACATCCCATCATTCACAGTTAAGGATGAAATTCCTGACTGGAAAGTTCAAACCTCAGAGTGGAATGTAGAAGACACTCGTAAGTGGAGAACTGAAGATACGGATAAATTCTTTTACGAAATCGAGGAGAAAAAAAATGATTAAAAATTTATGGAACAGATTTGTTTCTTGGCTTTTTAGTTGGCAAGAAGAAAAAAAAGAAAAAACTGTAGTAGACCACTGTGGAACACACTCAAGATACAAAAAATCTTGCATGGCCTGTCGACAGATAGTTGGAGCAATGTAATGGGCAAATGTCAAAAATGTCATTGTAAATGCCATTGCGACGGAGACTTACACGCTCACCACTATGATGGCGATTTATGCGGCTGCGAAGGGTGTAAATGCAATAAGAACAAGAGAACTTACACCTATGAAAAAGACCATAGCCATGATATATCTTACGAAAACGAAGTAAAGTATGATTGAAAAATTAATGACAATGTTAGTCGGAATTTTGCTAGCACTAGCTGGTTGGAGTCTATCTAGAACTTTTGAACTTTCAACTATTCAGGCAGTACAACAAGATAAAGTACACAAATTAGAAAGATATGTTGAAAAACTAGAAGATCAAATGGATGACATGCAGGACTCTGATAAAGAAATCATGGACCAACACGAACAATTATTTAAAAAATTAGAACAAGGTAACACAGGGTATAATTATAACTAATGGCTAAACAACCACTCAACATTTCTGAAGAAGCCGCTGTGCAAATGCCGATGAAAACGGTAGCCTCGTTAATCATGATGGTTGCAATTGGGACCTGGGCTTATTTTGGTATTATTGAGACTCAAAACAGACTTCAAACTGAAGTAGAGTTAATGCAAAAAGATTTAGTAGAGAATACAGCATTTAGAATAGGGTGGCCGCGTGGAACTTTAGGAAGTTTGCCCGCAGATTCTGAGCAGTTCATGTTAATCGAAGAACTTTACAAACAGGTAGAAAAATTGCAAATACAACAAGAATCTGGTATGCATAATAAAGTTAACATTGAATTTTTAACTAAACAATTAGAGAAGGCTTTAGAAGATATTGAAGAGCTTAAGGACTCTAACAGAGAAATCCATTATAAAAATGGCAACGGAGGATAATTTTGACAGAATTAGTAGTAGCATTGTTGATGATAGTCAACGGAGAGATCAAGGAGCATAGAATCCAAATTGATCCTAGAACAGGAAAGCCTTCAATGGCAATGTGTTTGAAGGGTAAAAGACATGCTACAAGAGGTGAAAAACACGGTAGTAATATTACTCATCAATGTATCAAGTCGATGGCTGAGACAGAGCTGAACATCGATGGATCAAAGTCTATTAAAAAATTAATTCTTGAATAAGAAATCATACGCATTTTTCCTTAAAAAGAATAGACCTAGAAATAAGGTTGCTCAACAATTAAGTGATGGACGCTATCAACCGCGTGTGGTAGAATCGAAGAAAGTATACAATAGGAAAAAACATGGTAAAACCGATAGATATAACCCGGACAGTGATAGTTCCTAAACCTCATACTAAAAGAGAAGAACTAAAATCTTTTTTTATAGGACACGTAGATCAGGTTATAGAACCCAAAACTACCGATATAGAAGTAGACACTAAAGATAAAATCCAACAACCACATTTAGATAATTCTGAAATAAAGAATACTGAGTGGAAAGATTTATATTAATGTCTAAAGATAAAAAAGATAGACGTTGGGATGGCAAATCAAGAGTATCAACCGATTTATATAGGAGAAGATTCAATGAAATTTTCAAAAAAAATCAAGAAAATAAAAAAAGTAATAAAAGTACACCTAAAGAACCTGGTATCAGCACTAATATTCAGCTTAACGCGGAAATAGTTAATGGAACCTGTCCACATTGCAATCTAGCCACAGTGTTAGTTTGTTTATGGAATGGAAATATTTATAGATGTATGACATGTGGGCACGATGTCGAACAAAAAATTAATGGAAAAATAAGTTATATTCCACACGTTGTTGACAAAGATAAATTTACTTACGTCATGAAAGTAGACACCGATGGGCAGTAAAGCACCGAAGTGGGGTGTAAGTACTTACCATAAAAGAACTAAACCCAAATTGGGTCGTCACAAAAAAAACATGAACAAATCTGAAAAGCGTAATTTTAAACCTTACGTTGGTCAAGGGAGATAAAGACTCTCTGCCCCTTAAGAATAAAGAGGCAGAAAGAAGAAGGTGTGAATATACTGTGACATATATACAACAGTGACATTATTGTCAAGTTTCAGTACCTGGCTTAGGTTTAGGTAATATAATTTTTTCTTCTGTTATTTGAGTACAAGTAAATCGTATATAAATGCCGTGTTTATTGACTTCTAAACGACCAATTTCTTCCATTTTTTTATGGGCTTCTTCATAACCAAACTGCATACAATCATAAGAATCTTTAAAACGCTCAGGCCATTGGTGTGGTGGCATGCATTCTCCTGCATATAATGAGCACATAAATAAAGTTAAAATAAATTTCATTTTACCCCTTGACTTCTAGATTATCCCATATTATATTCGAATCAACAAAGGAGAATATTATATGACAGATATAACTAAGTTCAAAAACGTTTCTTTGTCCTTAAAAACTTATACGGACGTAGGAACACTAAGTAAAGAAATATTTGATGTGCCTTTATCATTATCAAAGACCATTGAATATTTAGTAGAAAAAGAAATAAAGAAAGTAACAACGAAAGGCAGATCTAATGGAAAAGGATCCAAAGGATAAACCAAAGGACAAAAAAGTAATTTGTCCGAGCTGTAATGGGAACGGCTTTATTAAAGTTCCCTACCATTTAGCTAGAGAAGAAGTAGTAGCTCAATGTAATGTTTGTAATTCGCAAGGAGAACTTAATGAAAGTACATTGGATAGTATTTATATTGATGCTGATGGCATTCACAGGTTGCAGTAAAATCGATTACGATTTTAACCCGTGGACTACAGTAGGAAAGAAAATAATACAAAATGAAATATAAATTTATAATTTTAGAAGAAGGACAACAGCAAGAAGAGAAAGAAGGAATGTCTTATAAAAAACTTTTAAAATCTTTAACAACTACAAATCCTAAATGGACTGGTTGGATAAGATATACAAATAAGAAAGGAAAAGAAGTATTGCATAGTATTTCTAATGGTAAAAAAATATCATGAAGAAAGTAACTATAACTTCTAAAAACATTTCACCTAAACAATGGAATGTTCTATTGTTGGAATTAAATATTATAAAGCGAGCATGGAAACCTTATGCACATTTAGATATTCAAACTCCAGGAATTAATAAAGTAATTAAATGGGGTACAAAAAGATATGATGCAAAAGAAGATTGATGACGTGGCTAAACTTTGGGAAAAAACTAAAGACCCTAAATATAAAGATCTTTGGTATAAATATATAAAGGAGTATTCAAATGGAATTAATAATACTAACAGACGAAATGTATCAACTGATTCCAGTCACAAAACAGATGATGGATGGAATAGTGTTAAAAAGTAAAGTAAATTGTTTTGATTTATGTGACATCTTAAGAATGCATTTAACTACCTATTACGGTGATCCGATGAATGCTCACGTAATGAATGATGGTAGTGGTGATTTTTTTGGATGTATATGTGGCCAGTAAATAAAAAAATGAAAAATAAAATTTTGTCATTACATGCAGCATGGTTATTTGAGAATGGATACTATGATGAAAGTATTGACTGCTTAAAACAAGCAACCGAATTGAAAAGGACCGGCGTCCAAATAATGCCTCGCGCTATTCCCTGTACGTCAAGCGATGATCCCGCAAGGGGGAGCCTCGGAGCCTTTGCTCCTACAAAAGTACGTGCACGGAAATTGTAGGGGTTTGTATGATATGGAGTATGTTAATTATAATAGGAATCTATGCATTAATTATAGGTTTATTAATAATGTGGGATAAAGAAAAATTAAAATGAAAATATTAAAATACCCAGATCCAATCTTACGTAAAAAATCAGAAGTTGTTATGCTTCCTTTGAGTGAAGAGGATAGAGAATTGATAGAAAATATGTGTTTGACTATGTATAAATCTAATGGTGTTGGACTCGCAGCCATACAAGTAGGAGTGCCTAAAAGAATCTGTGTGTTAGATATAACACCATCAAGGGCCAATCCCATTACAATGATTAATCCAATTGTAAAAAAGAAATCAGATGAGATGATGACCCTGAATGAAGGATGTTTATCAGCTCCAGGAAAATTTGCAGATGTTAGAAGACATTTAAGAATGAAAGTAAACTATTGGTGTAAACATGAAGAGGAACATGAAAAAACTTTTTATGATTTGCATGCGCAGGTAATCCAGCATGAGCTGGACCACATGGAAGGGAGATTGTGTATCGATGCCAACAACAAATGAATTAGCTTATATTGCTGGTCTTTTCGACGGCGAAGGGTGTATCCAACATAAACAAATAATGGATACCAAAAGAAAAAGTAGACCCAGACGTTATAAAGTTTGGAGAATTACTATGGAAATGTCTATGACCGATAAAGATATTATAGAATGGGTCCATAAAACTTTAGATGTAGGAACTGTTTTAATTAACATTAAAAACAAATCTCCTAGTTCTAAACCACACTGGAAAACACAGTGGCGATGGAGATGTGGCCATCGACAAGCTTATAAAGTTTGTAAGATGCTGTGGCCTTATATCCAGGTTAAACTGCCTCAGGTGGAAAAGATTATTGATCACTATGAGCCAGAGTTTTTAATGAATGATAAGGTAGTTAGTCTACATCAATATAAACAAAACATGGATATGGAATGAACTGGATTATTATGACTTTATTTACTTTTTTAGGACTAATGACTTTATTGTCGTTATATATAGCAACGATATGAAATGGAATAAATTATATCATTACCCGCCGTCGACTCGGAGTACGACGGACGGACTTAGAACTTACGATGTAGGTAAAGAAAAGTTACCTAGTGTTACAACGATACTATCAGCGACTCAGCCGAAGGAGAAGCAGGAATCTATAGCCCGGTGGCAAGCGAAGGTGGGCAAGGAGCAGGCGACAAGGATCAAGGAACAAGCAGCCGCGCGCGGAACTGACATGCATACGCATTTAGAAAAACATATTTTGGGTGAAGGCTATTTAGATTTACGGCCGGAAGGACGTGTTGCAAAGCAAATGGCGGACACGATAATAGATAAAGGATTCAATGATTTACAAGAAATTTGGGGAAGTGAAGTGGTTGTTTACTACCCTGGTTTGTACGCGGGAGCTACAGACCTTGCTGGGATCTATGACTATGAAGATAGTATAATTGATTTTAAGCAAAGTAATAAACCAAAACGTAAAGAGTGGATTGATGATTATTTTATGCAGCTAGGTGCTTATGCAATGGCGCATAATCATGTGCATAGATCAGAGATTACTCAAGGAGTTATATTGATGTGTACTCCAGATAACTATTTCCAGAAATTTCAAATTAAGGGGAAAGAGTTTATCAAATATCAGCATCAATTTCTAGAAAGGGTTGATAAATACTATGAACAAAGAAACAATTAAAAGAGTTGAAAAAAGAATCTTGAAAGAGATGCAAGTAGATGAGACTCAACTGAAAAGATTACTTCAGACAGAAACTAATAATGTTCCTGAAGAACAATTAGACGGGTTGTTTGTTAAAATTCAGCAGTTGCTCGGACGAGTGATGGTGAATCAGAACAAGCTCATGTTGTTACAAGATATTACAGATCAGTAAGTGTGACATATATGTCACAGTCAAGATGCCTTATTCTTGCCACAAGGAGCAGGCGACAAGCGACTGGGATTATATAAGAAGTGAGGTTTTATGCGGTTGATCACGAATCTATACCTTTTTCAAAACTATGAAATTGCTAAAACAGCACTTTTAATTTACACGTGATCTCGTGATTTCGTGATCAGCAAGGAATACCAATGGTTTTAGAAGGTGTGACAATTCATGCTTAAATAAGCATTGGTATAAGCCATTTATTTTTTACTAGGGGCCGCGCGGGACTTTTGGGTCACCAAAAGTAGAAAAAATATTTTAAAAAAGGTATAGGGTCCTATGATAGGACAGGTTTTTAGTTTAGTAATTGATATGATGACAGAAAAGGAATTTTGGGATAAGTTCAATAAAAAACATAATCCAAGATATTACTATGCCTCAAAGAAAACCAAAGAGAAGAAAACCGAGAAGAAGAAAACAAGTCGTTCCAAGTCAACCGAGCGATATCCCGTTTTCAAAGTACAGGATTGAATGGGTTGATGCGTTCAGTGATTCGGGGTGGGCAGATGATAAAGAATTTTCTAAAATGAAATTAGCAAGACCAGTTAATGAAGGCTGGGTATTTTCTAAAGATAAAGACTCTGTAAAAATATTTGCTTCTTATGATAAAGATCCTGTTTCAAATGAAATTACATTTGGTGATAGAACAATGATACCTACATCGTGGGTAGTTAAGATGACTAAGATAGTATAGGTTTTGGTTTTTTATTTTTAGGTTCTTTTTTAGCTTCAGTTTTTTCCATTAACAAAGCGTGATCGTCTCTGATTGTAGAGATTCTTTTGTTTAGTTCTTCTTCAGATAAGTCTTCTATTTTACCAGTTCTAATAATTTTTTGTTCAATATATAGTCCACCAACAGTTCCACGTGCTTTTTCTGCGTTGGTTGCAGCGGAGTATGATCTGTTTTTTAAAGCTTCATCTCTGATTTTAGCTAGCTCTGTTAAGTGACCACCAAAAGATATGTTGTGCTTCTTGTAGTTCTCTTCACGTAGTTCTCCTATGTGTTTAACTACTAATGGAAAGTATCGAGGATTTTGAAGTCTACTAGCCTGCATTCTAAGTGTGGCATTATCTCCTTCATACCCTGCTTCCTTTGCGCATTCATAGGCAAACTTATGCCCTTCGTTGAATACTAATAGTTCAGCAAACTTACGTTGCATAGGTGTGAGTCTAGCTGGTAGTCCTGGCTTCTTCTGTTCTATTTCTGACATGATTGACAATATACCTACAATATCTTATATTGTAAATATGAAAGATGACAGAGGAAATTTAGATTTAATTAAACAAATTGAGGATTTAACAAAGCAAAAGCAGTTTCTACAAGACAAATGTAGACAGGCTGGAGCAGAAATTAATGAACTTAAAAAAGATAATAAAAAACTAGCCAAAGAGGTTGGTGATTATATAGATAGGATAACAAGAGGTAGTCATGCTTAAAGGTAGAGATTTAATTATGATCTTCGATAGATTCGTAGGTCCAAAGAAAGGTAGTAGTGTCGCTCAAGATGCACGTGTTCAAGTCAGGACTCCTGATGGTAGACATTATGATGTTATGAGTGTGAATTTAGTTGAAAATAAAATTTTAGGTGCTAGAGAGACACACAGAATAGTGATTTCAACTCACGAAGAAGTAGCAACAATGGGTAAACCAAGGCTGATAGTTTAAGCGTCTGTTATCATCATTATTATAATGAAACCAGAACGTAAACTATGGCATGAGCTTAAGAGAATTACACCTAAAATATCGTGGACAAGGATTGAAAATACTTCTCTATTTGGTACTCCTGATCTATTGGGGTATAATGTTAATGGCCACTTTTTTACAGTAGAGCTAAAGATAACATCGGATAACAAAATTCGGTTTTCACCACATCAAATTGCATTCCATATTAAACATCCACACAACACATTCATACTTGTAAAACAAGCCAAGAAGCCCAGTCAAGGCTCCTGTAAATTGTTTCCAGGTACTTGTATCTTGGCACTAGAAAAAGAAGGATTTAAAAATAAAGATTCTATTTGCTTGTCGCTTGATGCTTGTGGCTTGTATCTTTCCTCGCTTGGCGCTTGACGCTTGAGGACTTCTGCGCTTGTTGCTTGTTGCTTGCAACCTCAGGTTGTGTGCGCTTGGCGCTTGCAGCCTCCTGCGCTTGAAGCTTTTTTCTCGCAGCTCGCAACTCTGCATAATATTTCGGGTGATACCAGGTCATTAGTGTTTAGGATATGCAACATTACTTACAGTCTTATCCCAGCATTGTCTACAGTCACCGCATGCATTCCCCTGTTCAGCTGCCGGGCAGGTCTTGCCTGCCTGAACAACTGTCGACGTATGAGGCCAGCTGTTAACGGGCCCCTGGTCTATCATATGCGAGGACACACGAATAATTAAATTTTTTGGTACAACCTCAGGTTGTATGCCTTTTAGCATTTTTACTTCCCGAGTCGGCATCCAGTGCTGGACCTGTGGCGTCGCTTCGCACACGGCGAATATGTTCTTGAGATGATCAACCCCCTGCAGGTCCCCAGAGTCATGCCACCTGAAGAATGGCACCTTCTTGCTGTAGTGCGTGACCAGCAGCTCCATGGCTTCCACCCATTGTGGATGGACCAGAGACTGTTGTCTCCGCTCGAGAGCTTCCTTAACGTTACGGAACCTGTACCGGCCCTTCATGGCGTAACAGCCTGCGCATACCGAGCCCGCCACGGCTTGCAGCTTCACGCCAGTTATACAGCGCCAGGCTGGCAGGTTGTAGGCGTAACCAGGCATCTTCGATGGAGATGACAGGCCGCCGGTTATTTTTTTTGCTTCTTTTAAATTCATAATTCCTCGCTTTCTAAATCTTATATAATCTTATATTCCTGTCTTGTCAAGTGCTTGTTGCTTGTAGCTTCAGGCGCTTGATGCTTGTTGCTTGACGCTTGGTACTTTAGAATTATTCTAAACTGGCCCGGCGGCATTGCTGCCGCCAGGTCCTGTGTTAGTTTAGTTTCTTTTTGCTTTCCCATGATTGCATACTTATATCTTCATCTTTAAAACCAGCACCGCTCAAGGCTTTGCCGATCTGGCTGATCATTTGAACTTCAGTCATGCCTTTGTGCTCTCCTGAATAGTCTTTGTGCTCTGTAACAGGAACGAACTCAAGCTCTGGTTTACTGTAGTTGTCACTCACCAACCATTGACCATTTTTGTATAAATAGACAAACTCTATAAACACATCTCCAGCGTAGTACTTTTTAAAACTTTCAAAGTTTTTATGCACGTGCGCTTTATCTAGATCTCTCTTCCAGTCTCTGTGATAAAAACTACACTCTTTGAGCGTAGATCCCAGGTAGCTGGCATCTCCATATCTAAACAATTTCTCTGCTGAGATATATGTTTTGTAACTGTCAATTAAACATTGACCAACACCATCAGGATAGCCGTCACTGTGAACGTATATCGACAGGATAGATCCATCTGGTTTTTGTATTGCTATATTGCTTCGTGTACTCATATGTCTTTCTCCTTTGTTATGAGATATCTTATAATATCCCAGATCAATTGTCAAGCATTATTTCAGGCTTGTCGCTTGTTGCTTGACCAGTCCCGCTGGTTTCGTCTCCAGCGAGTTTGTGGACTGATCCCAGGTCTTATCACCGAAATGCATCTCGTATCGTCATACAAATAATAAGACCAGGGATCAGGAAGCATTGACCGGTCTCCACTGCGGGTTCTTCCGCCGGTTTGGTTCTTAATCCCAGCCCAGAGTCCATTGCGCAGATGATCATTTACATTTTTCACAATAGACCAGGGATCAGTTGTTGTCCTGCGCAGGCGGAGTTTTTAGTTTGCAACCTTACTCACTCATCCCGTCGAGGATCACGACCTGAGCTATAGTGGGTCAATTCCCACAGCTACAACATCTGATCCCAGAACCCTGGCTCCACTAGTGAGATTATCTGGCACATACCAGGGTTCAGGGATCAGTAGTAGGTTAGTGTAGTTGACAACAAACCCTAACTTAGCATCTTTTTTTGATACGCTACTACCTGATCCCAGATCCCTACTGGGTGGAAGCTTCTCTTAAATTCCAAACACCTTAAGGGATCAGGGATCAGTACAGGTTGCGAAAGGTAGGATGACTCCTGTTTGTACAACCTGTAGTTGTCCCAATTTTAAAGCAATCGGCTCGTGGCTTGTTGCTTTAAAAATTCTTAAATTCTTTGTGTGTGGTACTTTCGTATCGCTTACTCTATACAGACCAAGTACTGAACCCTATCGGGAACATCAGGCACACATGCAACTTGTGGTTGCGTTTTTGTACTGCCAACCACAAGTTAGCTTAAATTGTATATTTAAGTTTTTATAAATAAATATAAACCTATTATATAAGATTTTATAAGAGAAGTCAACCGACAAATTGTCGCACCCAATTCTAGTATAGGTTGAAACTTTTTTAAAAATAGTTATTGACATTTAATCTTATATAATGTAAGATAAGAATAAAACAATATGAAAGAGGATAATATGCAATACTTAATAATAAAAGAAATAAACTACGAGAACATGGAAAATACATATAGAGTTATGGACTTTACAAGTGATATCAATAAAGCAAATGATATGTTGCAAGGTTATAGATTAATAGAAAAAGATGAAAATACTATTTATTCTATTGTAAGATATGAAAGTCCATTAATACTCAAAAAAGAAATGGAGGTCTAATGAGTAGAATACGATTAAACCAAGAGTACAGAAATAAAATCGCAAACAGAATGCGAGTACACTTGGAACAAGAGGACACGATTGAAAAACAAAATTATGACAATCTAAAAGCACAACAGATTGACATAAATGACAAAGCTTGGAAAGTTGCAGAAAAAATTGTCAGACGACATTATACTTTAGATGATGTTGCAAAGGCACAATATCTGCAAGATAAGTTTGAAAATGTTGACACTATCGCCAAAGATAGTTGTTTCCATTTTCATTACATAGGAACAAAAGAAACAAGAGATTATGATAACAATGCCAAAGTTGAGGAGGCAACAATAGAAAAACATTTTGACTTCAGATTAAATGGCGACATTGATACCGACAACAATTCTTCTTATAGTCGTGACGACAATGGTTATTCTTATGCTTTATTTAGAGACGAACTTAAAGCACAAGATGATTGCAACCCAGATATTTTGATTGAGCAAGAGGGTAAAGAGAGCAACCCACACAAAACAAAATATTGTGATAACAACAATAAATATCTTGGTGATGATGACAAAGGTTATGGCAAAGAGTGGAACGACAAATATCAATTAGATTTAATTGGTAGAAATTATTGTCGTGATAGGTCTATCGCTTGTACTGAACAAGAGTTTATGTTCTTGATTGATTGGAAAAAACAAAAAGCACAATTTGTTATTGCACACCACAAATGGATTTCATCTATATTAAAACAGATGAAAGAAATTAAAGTCGGTCTTAAAGGTTATAAATATTTAGACGAGGCGAT